CTCGGTGAGCGGGAGGGGAGCGGACCTCTCATTGTTGGCTGTGATAAACGTAAGCGTATGCTCCGTATCGTCATAGTCATAGCCGACGTAACTGTCGCTGACATTCGCCAGTGCATTCTGTGCGTCCATTGAAGCAGTCTCAGCTGCAGTCTTTATCTTTTCGATGGTATTTACTGAGCCGCTCAGACCGATGCCTTCGTTCTGAGCGAGCGTAGACAGGTCAATGTTTGCAGAAGGATCTATGTTTTCCAGATCTGAAAGTGTTGCATATGTTTCCGATGCTTCATCCTTTGTCAGATATCCTTCCGCGTCAGTCTTTGATACGTAAGAAGTCTCAGCATCTGCTTTGGACAGGTATATATCCTGTGCAGAAGCTTTTGATACATATGTTTCGGACGCCGCTTCCTTCGTTTCATACGTGGAAGCCGCGTCCTCCTTACTGAGTGCTTCAGTTTTAGTGTAGTAATTTGTAAGATCAACAGAGTTTACCGCCTGTGCTAACTGCTCAGAGGTGACATAGGCGTTTAATTTCTGATCAATCTCCTGTTTATTGTAGAAATTTGTCAAATCAATAGTGACACTTGCACCGTTGATGGGCGTTCCGTCAGCTTTCCGAAGCTGAAGGACGCCTGTATTCGAGTCATAGGAAAAGCCAGCTGCCGTTTCATTGCACTTGGCTTCAAGCGTCTTGAGCTCTGCGTCAATGATATTCATTGCGGAAGTCTGATCTGTTCCGTTAATCAGAGTCCTCCATTCAAGGAACGTCATGACGCGTTCGTCTCTCGGTACAAGCGGCAATCTATAATTTGTAGTATACTGAGCCATTTGCAATTGCCCCTTTTTATGTCAGAATAAAGTCCGACATGGCCATCCAATCGACATCAGGTAACAGATGACCAGTGTACGTATCTATAGATTGTGTCCTATAGTACGGTGTATAAATGTTGAATTCCTGTAACTGCATTCCGTCTATGCTGCCTTCGAACATGAACGCATTCATTTCATTGCCGTCCATATCCAGAAGCGTGTTTTCATCATACGTATACAGAACATACGAGCTCATTGCATTCAGGGAATAGTAGTCGTAATAATACAGCGGTACAGAACTTGCCAGGCATATCTCGCTCGGTATGTTATCGACAATCGATAAAGCCGTGGCGGTTGCATAAGACTCTGTGAACTCATCAAGAGTCATGCCTTCGAATATAAAGATCTGGTTGTTGTCCATGGATCCGATTCGTCCATATATACCACCGTTTCTTGCCGGGGAAGCATAGATATACTTCTTGAATTGATCGGCTTTCGAACTGAGAGCAGCGTCTGTTTCGAGTTCAAGGTGTACCTTTTTGAGTACATGATTGGAAAGCCAGTCGATCCTGAAATCATCAAGCCTTGAAAGCTGCATGACATCCAGTTCCCAGAGTGACTTGAATTCTCTTAAGCGCGATTGTAGGAGCATCGGCTTGTTGAACAATTCGAAGAACCTGTGAACCATATATCCTTTGACAACAAGGTTGAATTTCTGGTCATTGTTTATCGGAAAAAGATATCTTACTTCTTTCGGTGTATCTACTGCATCATTTAAAAGGAACCTGATGTTAACAGGTTCCGGCTCTGCTGTATTGTTTTTATACAGGAATGGTATTGTGAATTCAGCATTGTCGTAATTAAAGTTTGATCTGATCACGACGCTCACCTACTTGTCAAGCGATTGCATCGTAGTCAAGAAGTGTAATCGTCAGCAATCCTGCAGGTATTGTTATAATTGTATTTCTCTCTATGTAGTGCGGTGTATCAAGAGATCCTCCTGATAAAGCAGTCGCCCCTTCATATTCTCCATCAAATAAAACCCAGTACGCTGCCTGTACCTGTCCGTCCCACCACGATGCTGTGCTTTCCGGAAAGATGATGTCATCAAGATTGACAATGATACCATTTTCAGCATTGGAAAGTTCACCGATATTAACCCGTCTGTATCCAGTCAGGTCAGTTGTCGGTTCAAGATACTTGATGGAACCGTCTTCATTCTTCTCAAGAACGGAAGACAGGCCAATATAGAACGTCGCAGCCGGGTTATGATACACTGTATCCATTGCTCTGTTCAGCCATTGCGTTGAATTCATTTAATCACCCCCGGTGTTGTAGTTCTTAAGTATGGTCAGATTGCCTTGCTGTGTTTTGCAGTACGCTTCAGACCGCATTTCGATCTGATAAATGTACTCACCTTCAAGGCTGATCGTGTCGGCATAGGCAAATGAAAACTGCACAGTTGCGTCTTCACCCTGATTGGTAATCAGCCGGCCTGCTTTTGTCAGTACAGGTTCCGCGTCTTCGGTGCCGGCAGGCACAAGAAGAAGCGTATAGTTGAAGCTGTCAAGCTGTTCAGTCGTAAAAGGTATGTTGCGTTCTGAGAATAATACGATCTGCCATGTGGTTGTATCGCCTGCATACATCTGTAATGACGGACATGTGTAGTCGATAGAGTTCCCAAATCCATTCGGCTTAACTCTCTTGGTCACAGCAAGTGTGATATGATAGATCGTCATGCCTGAATAGGAATCTGTAATGTATACATAGCAGTGTACATCTCTGCCTCGTTCGAGTGCTTCGTTCGGAATGGCTGACACCCATTTGTCAGCTTCCATATATGCAACATTTGTAATGGTTTCTTTCATGCCGTCAACAGCATATTGTATCTGTACAATACGAGCTGTCTTAAGTCCCGAAAGACGCAGCTTTAAGCCTCTGTCATATTGGTAAATGTCGCTTACTGTTTTCTCACTGATGGAAGTACCCAATTCAACATCGACGTATTCATTTCTCATGTTATCCCTCCTGTTGTCAGAGCCACCTTGTTCCATCAAAATAATGAACAGTACACGGAAGCCAGCGTTCACCGTCGAAATAGTAAACTTCTGCTTCTTTATATGAGCCGTCATAGTAAACTTTTACTGTGCTCATAATATCACTGCCTTTCGTGGCAGATATTATTCTTCTTCATCTTCGGATACCTCGGCTGTCATTTCAGGAACAGGCGTGTCAATATCCGGTCTCGGCTCTTCATCTGCCACATCATATACTTTCAATCGTCTGGTGTGATATGCAGTCTCTCCTTTAATATTGCTCTTTTCTATCGAAGCAACGAGCCTGTTATGGTCAATAGGGGAGGATACAATAGCACCATTATCCATAAAAATGGCTGTCTTAGCGGCCTTCGTGCCGCATGCGTTGATCAACGTGCCAGCTTTTCTTTCCTCTTTGAGGGTTTCTCTGGCCTGATAAGTCTTTGTGCTCATCATGACAATAATTCTTGTCGCACAAATATCTACATCTTTCGATGCCTTTATAAATCTAAGTGGTATTTGATACAAGATACCACCTCCATGTTCATCAATATACAAAAGCCGGCCTCAATGGACCGGCTTCCTATTATCTTTACTTATCCGCGCTGGACAGCGGGCGGCCTTTAGAAGCCGCCCTCGTCCAGCTCGGTGTCGTAACCGAACATACCTGTGACCGTTGTTCCCATATATCCGTCAGAGTCGTAGTGATTGAGTGTTCCAAACATACCTTCGTGTGAGCTTGCTACAAATTCATTGTGGTCATCATACGTTACACGGTCAGCAATGATACCTCTGTCTGTGTAACCTTTGTAATTGCCGTCTGCGTCATAGATATTGTACGATCCTTCAAACAAACCAGGCCAGACTTCTCCGACCTTCTTACCGTCCTGATAATTGATATACTGTCCAAATAAACCTCTTTCAGTTCTGATGTTCACAGATATGCTCCTTTCTTTTTAAGCTGCATCAGCGCATTCTTTCTTATCTTTCTTCCTGTCTAGCGGGCCGGCTATGATATCATAGTCTGCAAGCCAGCTTTCTTTTTCTTCGGAAGGTATACGCTGACCATTCACATAATTCATCTTCGGTCTCAGGTTCCATTGTTTCAAAGCAAACACAGTATTTTCTTCCAATTTCTTCTTACTGTAAGCGTTTTTGAGTACGCGCATTGTTCCTGAGGTACCTCTTTGAAGAGAATATATGCTGATATTAACTCCGTATTTATCGTCCAAATCCTTCACAATGTAATAGTTTTCCGGAGCGTCTTTGTCGTAGGAGATACAAAGACCCAGATACTCATTCTCATCCTGAACGGTTTCTTCGATAGACAAAGTTTCATCTGGTGTCTCTCTCTCGAGCTTTTTCAATTCTTCGAGGCGAGCCGGGAAGGACTTCAAGGACTTTGTTATCCTGTTCTTCCCATTGTAGAATTCATCGGCAAGAGTCAGTAACTTCTTTGTCTTGCCAAATTGTGAGAAGTATCCGATGCGTATCAGTACTTCCACCTGGTTCTTCTTGATGCTTGTGTTCTTCAGTATATAGAACAGAAGATCAATGAAGTATTCAAACTGCATATCTTTCATGGCGGTCAGATCATTTGACACGTTCTGACCTATGCCCTTTACTGAGGCAAGGCTTTGGGATATGCGGCTGTTTTCTTTGTCGATATACCAGTCATTGTTATCATGACCGAACCTTGCGGCTTCAAGTTTTATACCTTTATATCTGTTCATCTCTTCGATGAGCAGAGACACCTTCTTCTTGTCGCCCTTTTCGGTATAGATGTTAAGGACTGTTGCATAGAATTCATACGGGTACATATACTTCAGGTATGCTCCGTACAATGAGTCCAGTCCGTATGCATAGGCATGAGCACAGCAGAACAGATATGATGCCGAAGCAAGGATAACTGCCCACACATCTCCTGCTGTTTTCTTTGCAAGCTCTTCATCAACGTTTTGTTTATCAATGAGGTATGCTGTAAAGCCGGGGATGAACTTCTCTTTATAGCTTTCAACCTTTGCGAGCTTCTTTTTCTTGATCGCCTTGATCAGAAGATATGCGTCACTCGGTTCAATGCCTGCTGCCTGTGCAAGGCTCAGGATCTGTTCGTCATAGAACAGATATGAACTCTTGCCAGTTACACCTGTTGCTCCGTTCAACTTCAGCATCTCATCCATTGCCGGGATCTGGTAGTTATGGAACGACCTTGATACAAAGGAATCCACAAGGCTCTTTGCACCAGGTCGAATAGCCGCCACGAACGCGGCTAATTCGACCGTGTTCTTTGGCTTAAACTGCATAGCTCTCTGTGTGGTCTTCGGTCTTTCAAACTGATTGACACATTGAGTGAAGCCATCCTTGTAGATATCATATACACCGGGATTCATTTCTGATTCGGCTATCAGTTCGTTCGCTGACAGCATCTTTTTACCGGCACGTTTGAATACCTTGTTGATGATGTCAACCACTGTTACTGTAAGCAGGTCAATCTTACAGTAGCCGTATGCGTCTGCTGTAGCTCCGTCAATGTACACCGTGTACACCGGTTCGGTGCTTCCTTTTTTCGGCTTCTGTCTGATGATGCCAAACTCCCGTCGCAGGTCCTTGTGATAGACAAGGAACGCGCACGGGTGAGGGCTCAGACTTGTGATGATCTGCATGAACTGCTTGCTGTCATTAACCAGGTCTATATACTTCGGTTCAATAAACTGTTCAAGTGTCACATAGTCATCCACGTTGTAATCAGGATCATCCTGATTGTTTTCAATCGCATGCTTTCTCTTGAGTTCATACGTTGAGATCTGTTTTGATACTTCATTTGCAATATCAAAGTCGATGTTCCTGACGCTTGCCAGCATCTTGAATGCTGACAGCGTCTGCAGTTTGCCGTATGCAAGCATTGGAAGGCATCCGTATTCTCCGAAGATCTCCTTGCCGGCTCTGGCAAACGGTTCCTGATCCGCAACGTTTGTGTCAATATCAGGCATGCTTCCTGAAGAAAGCTTTTCTGCTGAGATAAATCTCGCAGGATACATTTTGACGGGCGTCTTCAATCTGTTGATTGAAGTAAAGCCAAGCCCGTAGTTGGTAGAGAAGCTGCATGCCGAACCTCTTGAGGTTGTAGTCATTACGCCGCCGTTCTCTATTCCTTTCTGAACAAGGTCGTGTAATCCGATAAAGTAATCAGCACTGTTCGTGTCGACAATTGTATTCATTTCCTGCCGCAGTTCCGCCGCCTCTTCAGGAGTCGGCGTTCCTGCCTGTGCTATATAGCCATCGCAGACCATCTTCTGGTACAGGTAATTTCTTTCTTCCTGTGTGAGATCAGGTCGTGATACAGGGAACTTCCTTCTTTTGTCGAATGTTACGCCTTCAAATGTACCAAGGATATGTGTATTCTCAAATGCTTCTTCAATCTGCGCCTTGGAGAAGATGTTCTGTGCGTTCATCATCCGCCACGCTTCTTCATTGGTCGGAAGATACAGATCGAAGTCGTCATCTTTTGTCTCATCTTCGTCAGGTTTTGCTACTTTCTTCTTGGCCCACAGCAGTTCCTGTCTTTGAACTTTATCTTCTTTGTTAATGTAATGACTGTCTGTTGCGTAGATCAGAGGCCATCTGTATTTCTTGTACAGTTCAAGGATCTTTGCATTGTGCTGCAGCTGAATTTTTTGCGGATGATGCTGTATTTCCAGATAGAAATTCTCCTTGAACATTTCGTGGAGCGTATTGCATATCTGGATACCCTGGTCTTCATCGGACAGCGGCCCGCCAACACAGGCGGTTGTTACAAGGAAATGGTTATAGTCCAGCTGAGAAAGCAGATCGAAGTCAACTCTTGCTTTCTTATAAAAGCCTGTTTCGTTTGCCCTTGAAAGCATGAAGTTAAGTTCTTCAAGTCCTGTGTTATCCTTTGCTATAACAATCAGGTGGAAGTTTCTTCCATCTTTCAGTTCCGGGTTTCTGTCCGGTACAAAGTAACACTCAGCTGCGGCTATAGGTTTCATTTTGAAGTTTTCATCACTGTATTTATCGCACAGGTCTGCCTGTTCATAGATGTTGCTTCTGTTTCCGTGTTCGGAAAGACAGAGTACAGGTATGTTCCTGGCTTTCATCTGTTTTGCATAGTCATCTATTGAGGCAGGCGAGTCATTGCGTGTGAATATATTCGAATAATATGTGTGACAATGATATGGATAATAGATAGGAACACCCATTTTGTCACTCCTTTATCTTGTTGCGTGACCATTCGGGCAGATCTTTCTGCAGCTGCAAATTTCTGTACAGAAGAAGTCTGACTTCTTGGTCTCGAAGAAATCCATTAATTCATATTTTTCGATACGTTCTATTGCGTCTGTTGCCCATGTATAAGCTTCAACAAAGTCTTCCTTCGTAAAAGGCCTTGACATTCTGCAATTGTTCGGCTCCTTGAAGAGGTTGAACATCAGTCTGTCAGGCCATTTTCCATATTCATCATGAATATATTTTGAATACAGAAGCTGCTGCTTATACATTTCATTTTCTGTTTTCTTAAATTCCTTCATGCTCTTGCTTTTATGATCGAGAACAATCAGTTCACCATTGCTTTTGTCTTCCATGACCATATCAACAACGCCGACAAAGGGACGTCCTGCGATGTCTGTCTTGAACTTTGTTTCAGTTCCAATGATCTTATAACCATCAAAGCAATCGAAGTTTCTGAAGTATTCCAGTCCCTGATTGTAAGCTTTCTCTGCATAGCCTTTTGCCGCAAGCATTCTGGGCCATGCCTCAGGCACAGATTCTTTGTAGCGTTTTTTATATTCGGCTGGCAGATCTTCTGCTTTTATTAAACCTTTTGCCCACTGGTCAATCAATTCATGGATGAAGGATCCTAGCGACGCGAATGCATTGTTTACCAGTTCAGGCTTGGGTCTCTCGATCTTTTGAAGGTAGAATGCATATGGACACTCAGCAAAAGTACACAATTGTGTGTAGCTGTATACATGGTTTTCGTCCAACAGGCCCATATTTCATTCCTCCTTTACAGTCTTATTGGGTAGACAGCTTCGACACCTAGTAGAGATACTTTCATTGCGACCTGATATGGAGGTGCAAACAGTCTTTTCTTTACGGTGTATTCGTCGCCGCCAGACAACAGTGCTCCATTCTGTATGTACGGCACCGCTTCGAAAGACATCCTCGGCACGTGCAGATGGCCTGCGACCACGCAGTCTATCTTTGTGCCGAGTACTTCAGACAGATTCCTTGCGCTGTCAGCTAGGTTGGTATCAAAGTCGCCATGCACTGCAAGGTAATTCTTTCCGAAGATGGTAAACATTGACATGCTGTCCTCGCATTCTTCCTGGAATACAACGTTCTCTTGATTGGAAAGCGCAGCCTTGCAGTAAAAAGGAATCAGCTTGTCAAGACGTTCTGCCCGTGGAGCATTGTCTTTGTTGGGTTCTATTCTCGAATGGTTTCCGCTTACACTGTTTACATATACGTGTTTAAACGATGATGCGAGGCAACGGATGAACTCGCATATGAGATTGCTTACCCTGACAACCTGTTCAGTAACATCAATGCTGTTTTCAGCTTTGAGTAATGGATGAATGCTGCCACTGATCAGATCGCCTAGGAGAGACAGATAACACGTGTCTGCACCTGTTTCTTTTCCAAGTGCCTTGATGCAGTTCGCATA